CTCAGTCAGTTTGAGATCCTGGATATCTACAACATTCTGCCGGAACTTATCGATATGTGGAAGACCGAAAACAAAACGACCAGTTCGTTAAAAAAAAAGGGCGGGCAATAGACCGTCAGTTTAACACTGGCCTGTACCTGCATCGTGCCCTGGACTGTGGTTTATCTCCTTCGGATCTCGAAGAAATATCAGTCGGCATGGTGCAGGATATTTTCATCGAAAAAGCGAATGACAATTATGAGTATCCTTTCCTGGCTACTCAATCAGATATGGACAATCTTTAAACTATGGCTACTAAAATCCGTGGTATTACAATCGAATTAGGAGCTGACGCTTCTGGCGTCGTTGAATCGTTAAAATCTGTCAACAGCCAGATTAAATCTACATCTCAGCAGCTGAAAGATGTAGATAAGCTGCTGAAGCTTGATCCGACGAATACAGAGCTTCTGGAGCAGAAGACAGGTCTGTTGAAAGACCAGATCAGCCAGACGAAGGAAAAACTGGACACTCTGAAGCAGGCTCAGCAGACGATGGACGAGAATGGTGTTGATGAGAACTCTGCGCAGTATCAGGCATTGCAGAGGGAGATCATTGCAACAGAGCAGGAACTGGACAACCTGAAGAGCACTGCAGGCTCCGGATCAGAAACTCTGGCAAAGATCTCGACCGTAACCGGTGAATGGGGCGACAAGCTGACCACTGCTGGTGAAAAGATGATGCCAATTTCATTGGGTATCGCCGCATTCGGTACGGCTGCTGTCGCTGCATTCAACGAAGTCGATTCCGGTATGGATATCGTCATTAAGAAGACCGGCGCAACAGGAGAAGCTGCTGAGGGGCTGGAAGAGTCTTATAAGAATGTGGCGACTTCTGTGGTCGGCGACTTTGATGACATTGGTGGTGCTGTCGGCGAAGTCAACACAAGGTTCGGACTGACCGGGACAGCACTGGAAGAACTGTCCACCACCTTCTTAAAGTTTGCGAATATCAATGACCTGGATGTCCAGACTGCCGTTGAAGGCGTCGATCAGGCGATGAAGACTTTCAACGTCGATCAGTCAGAAGCCAATAACGTCATGGGCCTTCTGACCGTGACAGCGCAGAACACCGGCATCAGCATGGATGAGCTGCTGAACAATCTGCAGCAGTACGGCCCGGCCCTAAAAGAAATGGGTCTGGATATCGGCGATGCTATTGAACTGATGGGATCTTTCGAAGAGGCCGGTATCGACTCCAGCGACATGCTGAGCAAACTGCAGAAAGCAGCCGCTTATTACAATTCTGAAGGTCTGTCCATGGAGGAAGGCCTGTCCGATCTGATCGCCAGATTGCAGGATTCCGACACGGCAGCAGATGCGACGGCAGAAGCTTACGAGATCTTTGGTAAGCGTGGCGGCCTTGCATTCATTCAGGCAGCGCAGGAAGGCAAGCTTAGCATCGGAGATTTGGAAGACTCCATGGATGACTATAGCACTGCCGTGGATGACACCTACAATGAGACGATGGATGGAACCGACGAGATGGCACTGGCATGGCAGAGCCTGCAGGTGTCTATGTCGGAACTGGGCGAAGCGATCGGCAACGTGCTTGCCCCGATCATGACCAAGATTTCGGAGTTTATTTCCGGGCTGGCTGAATGGTTCAGCAATCTGGATGAGGATTCACAGAACCTGATCGTAACAATCGGTTTGGTTGTGGCTGCCATTGGGCCACTACTTATGATAGGCGGCAAGGTGCTAAGCGGGATCTCGTCAATCTCCAGCGCATTGTCTACTCTGGGGAATTCCACCTGGGGCCCGATCGCGCTGGTTGTGGCAGCCGTTGCCGGTCTGGTAACCGGTCTGGATCTTCTGTTTAAATCTTTTGCCAACGAAGCTTGGGAGAATTCCCCGTTCCGGGAAGAGCTAGAGCGAATCAAAGGTGCTAACGAAGACCTGCAGAAGGCAATCGAAGATACCAAGTCTGCTTATACCGATTCTACAACCAATACCGAAGCAGAAGCGGCTGCAGCGGAATCATTAAACACCAAATTGCAGAGCCTGATTGAATCCTATGACGGATCAGCAGAGAAGCAGGCAGAGATTCAGATTCTGGTTGATGCTCTGAACAAAGCAGTTCCGGATCTGGGACTGGCATGGGACGAGAACACCAACAGCCTGAATCTGAATACAGAAGAAATTTATAACCAGATTTCCGCCATGAAAGCACAGGCTCAGGTGGCTGCTCTGACAGACTTCTATACGGAAAGTTTGAAAGAACAGTATCTGGCAGAGAAAAATCTGTCCGATGCTCAGGCGGAAATGAACGAAGTTCTGGGTACGTATGGTCTGACACAGGAAGATATTACGAATTATCTTTCCAACGACAGCATTCCAATGCAGCAGGCGTTAAGCAGTAAGATTGCAGAGACTTGCACAGAAGGATTTAACTTCAGTGAAGTCATGAAGGAATGTACAATGGCCGTCGATAATTATACTGACGCCAGCGACAATGCTACTGCATCTTCCGAAAACGTCACTTATGCAGAATCAGAGCTTGCCAATGCTATGATGAATGCGGCGGCTGCTGCCAATAATTCAACGGCTGCCATCATCCAGCGTTACGAAGACACGTTCGGCCAGAAGATCCCGGCGCGTTTGGAGCTTGCAATCGTCAATGCAAAAGACGCAGGCGTCAAGATTCCTCAGAGCATTGTAGACGGCCTGATGAACGGTCAGCTTAGCGTTGATGAAGCAACACAGGCCATCACTGAGCTGATGGACAAGAGCGAAGAGGCCAAGGAAAAAGGCGAAGCAACCGGACAGGCCTACGCTCAGGAGACTGCTCAGACTATCACAGATGAAGATTATGCTATCGAGCAGGCCGCTGAAGATGCAATGGATGGTCTCGATCAGGGCGAATCTGCTTCATCTTATGGCGAAGACGTCGCAGATGAATATGTCGGAGCTGCTTCTGATGGCATTTATTATTCTACAGACATCGAGGATGCAGCAGATGACGCTGTTTCCAAACTGGATAAAAGCGATGATGCATCCGGTTATGGCGATGATATTGGATCGCAGTATGATTCAGCTATTGCAGCATGGAAAGATCCGTTGTCTACAACGCTGAGCGACATGTCTAATCGGTTCTATACCGTGTTTGGAATAGAACTCCCACCGTTCATGGGACAATGGGGATATAACGCAGGCGATCGGTTTAACTCTAACTTAAGCCTTGCCGGTGAGAGTGTAGCAGCCACAGCGTCGACGATTGCGAGCAATGTGGAGTCTGCATTTTCTAGTCTTGGATGGAAGCTTGAGGGCAAGGGTTATCTTGCCGGTTCCAGCCTGAGCAGTGGCCTCAGTTCTGCGACGCAGTACATCTATGACAATATGCTTGTGGTAGGCAACAATGCCATGATTGGATTCAATAATGGTATGGTTGCCATGGAGCAGCTGGTATATGACACTGCCAGCACGATTGCAAACAATGCCGTTGGTGTGATTAACAATGCTTTGCAGATCAATTCCCCGTCGAAGGTGATGGAACGGATCGGTGAATATGCAGGCGAAGGTCTTGCAATCGGTCTGGAGAATTCCACCGAGAGTATCGATTCTGCAATGGATTCCATGGCAGACAGCATCACGAACCTGGATGGCGTCAATGCACTGAATGCGGACAGTATGAACGTGACCGCAGGTATTACTCAGCAGGAGACCAGCCGCGCCGAGATCGCCAGCATGATGTCGCTGCTGTCGCAGTATCTGCCGTATCTGGCAGAACAGCAGAACATCGTTTTAGATGATGGCACTCTGGCCGGACACATGGCCCCGGCAATGAATGACGCACTTGCAAGCCTGAAGGAGCGAACAGCGAGAGGATAAGCTTATGAGCTTTATGAAGACGAATTCTGTCAACATCACTGTTGATGGAACAACATATAACAGCCTGACGGACTTTGGTCTGGCGATTGAAAATACAGATTATGCCGGAACGCCTGTACTGGCAACAGACACGCTGGTACAGGTTCCCGGTCGTGAAGGCCTGCTGGATACGGCAGACGCTGTTTTTGGCGGGGCGTATTTTACAAAACGTGTGATCTCAATATCGTTTGGCGGAGTCAGGAACGCAGAAGACTGGGATTCTGTTATTTCCACCTTCCGGAATCTGTTTGAAGGTAAGACGGTCAAAGTCGAATTTGCCACGATTCCGGGGTGGTATTTTACCGGGCGATGCGTAATCAATGCCTACAAGCACCGGCGAGCACTAGGAACATTTCTGTTCCAGATCCCGAATGCTGATCCGTATCGATATCGGGATATCGCGATCACAGTTCCGGCAGACTCAGGCAGTGATCCGATTACGCTGACTGTCACCCGGAAGCCGGTTATCCCGACATTTGTCACGATAGACAACGCTATAGTCACTTACAATGATGTGACATATCCTCTGGATGTCGGCACACATCAGATATCTGCTATCAAACTGAGAGAAGGCACACATACCCTGTATGTTCAATGTACAAGTAATGTTGAGATTCTCTATAAGGATGGGAGCTTATAATAATGGCTTATAAAGCATACCTAAACAATACAGAACTATTCTTTGACTCGTCTTTTCAGGATGGGTCTTTTTTATTGACCTATGCCGTTCTGAAGCTTCAGTACGGCGCAGCTGGTCAGTTTACTTTTCGCATTCCTCCGGAGAACAGTCATTATGACGATTTTCAGCGAGTAACGTCATTTATTGACGTATATCGTGACGATGATCTGATTTTCTCCGGCAGAGTTTATTCCATAACCGATAAATTTAACTTAGAGCGGGAAATCGTTTGTGAAGGTCTTCTTGCACTTCTGAATGACAGCATTTTCAGGCCGATTCTGCATGATGGAACTCTGCACGAGCTGGTCAGGAAGATTGTTGCAAGCCACAACGAACAAATGGAAAGCAGTAAGCAGCTCAGCATTGGCGTTATCACTGTTTCGGATGCGGCCTGCTACAGAGATTATCAGAACTATGAGACTTCAATCAGCAGAATGAAGGATCTGGTCGATTCTTTTGGCGGTTATCTTCACATCAAAAAGACCAATGGTCAGCTGACTCTGAACTGGTATCAGGACATGATTGACGCCACATCCCAGAAGATTGAACTGGCGTCGAACCTGATTGATATTCAGCAAACAGTGGACAGTTCCGGAGTGATTACCGTGCTGATCCCTCTGGGAGCAGAGACGGAAGATGGAACCAGGCTGACGGTGAAGAGCGTTAACAGCGGGAAGGACTATATTACTGCTTCTGCTGAAAACATTTCCAAATACGGTTACATTGTCGGATCTCAGGTCTGGAACGATATCACAACACCGGCAATGCTGATGTACAGAGGCAATCAGTATCTGGCTGCATCCTTGACGCCCAGAACAACAATCAACCTGACTGCTGTCGATCTGGCAGATGCCGGTTATGACGTTGACAGTTTCCTTCCGGGGCAGAAGATCACGGTGCTGTCGGTTCCACACGGAATTAACAATGTGCAGTTCCTCTGTCAGAACCAGACGCTGAATCTGCTGCAGCCTGCTCAAAATAAGCTGACTCTTGGCGAAGTCCGTCCGGGATTTGTACAGAACACGTCGAAAAACTCTGCAGATGCTGTTGTAGAGCAGATCGCAAGCAAATACGCTACAAAGACTGCGCTGGATACGGCAGTCGATCAGGCGACATCCATCATTTCCGGTAACTCCGGCGGTCACGTAGTCATGCACGACTCTGACGGAGACACGCATCCGGATGAGCTGCTGATCATGGATACCGATGATATTGATACGGCTGTTAAGGTCTGGCGGTTCAATAATTCTGGGTTGGGTTATTCCAGCACCGGATACAACGGTACTTATGGCCTTGCCATGACCATGGACGGCGGGATCGTTGCTGATCGGATCAATACAGGAACCTTGAACGGTAACCTGATCCGCGCCGGTGTGATCCGGGGACAGCAGGGTAACAGCTACTGGGATCTGAATACAGGTGTTCTGCACATCGAGGGAACCGGAGACATCGATAAGTCAAAGGTGTTCATCTATGAACCGACTCCGCCTTATTATGTAGGGGACTTGTGGGTGACGCAACGAGACGATTCTTCTGGTGTTGTTGGTTACATGGTTGCTGGCTACGGTGTTGTCGGCAACAGTGCATCCGGTGAAGGCGGCAAGATCATGACATGCATCTATACCAGAACTTCTGGAGACTTTGACGAGAGCGACTGGTCACTGATCACCAACTACGTGTCCGACAATGATCTGCAGATTTTGGAGCAGAGGGTTTCTGCAGCAGAACTGCATATCGATGCAAATACAGCTTCGATCCAGAGCAAGGCTTCCATGGAGGTGACGGATTATCTGGGGAACCGGATAGAAGCGGCAGAGTCCACGATCACACAGCAGGCAGAGCAGATCGAGCTCAAAGTGAGTGAATCGGATGTCACCGGCGATTATGTGATCGGGAAGATTAACCTCTCATCGACAACAGCCACAATCGCCGCATCCCACATAGATCTACAGGGGGCCGTGACGATCAGCTCCTTTGATTCTGCGACAGCTGGGAAGGTGGTTATAGGAAGCACAAGTAAGAACCAGTATTATCTGTCCAATTCTGCGGACAGCTTAACAGGCGGATCGTGGCAGAATACTGTCACATGGTCTTCGGGTAAGTATATCTGGACGCGGATCGCAACGACTAAGACATTTGCAGATAAC